TTTGCGGAGATGTTAACAGATCAACTTCTTCTTAAGCATTGGAAGAAAGCAGATCTAGCACCAGAAGGATCATTCACTAGAGTTATACAACAGATAGGAATATTCTTTAAAGATTTATGGATTAGTTTAAAAGCCCAGCTTGGTGGCCCTCGTACAGAGAAAATCTTTAATGATTTCTTGAAGCAAAGGAATACAAAACAAATTAGAGAATATTCATTAGCGGCAACTCCTGGCCAGATTGAACACCAAAAAGATCTATGGAGACAAATCTCTATGGAGATCCTCGATCATGAGGGGCCTTCTCCAATAGATCCAAGAGTTGATGAATTGTATAGAAACATGCAAGAAAGAGTTGTTGATAAGCCTAAATTTAGAGATCCAACTCCTGATGAGGTTAGAGGAGTAGGTGATGAATTCTTAGAGAATATTAAGAAAGTAGATGAAGGTGAAATTAATCTTGTCGATGAAGAAATCTGGCAAGATGTAACTGCAATCAGATCGCCTAGTGGCAAGAAAGTTTATACAGAAACAACTCCAGATGTAGAGAGACTTTATGATGCTGTTTCTCATCAAATAGATAGGATAATTGATACAGGTATTCCTGTCTTAGATACAAGAAAGATAGTAGAACAATTACAGAATGATTTCCTGGCTGAAGGTATAGATTTAGAAGACTTCTTATCTGATGAAAATATCAAAGAAGCAACAGCATTCTTCGCTAACAATGCAGAGAATGTCAGAAACTTATTAACTTTAAGAATAGGGCTTGATGTCTCAAGTAGAGAGACTGCTAAG